CGCGATGGCCCTACTCACGTCGGCCGCTGTGAGCGATGCGATGGTGTTGTTGCGCTGCGCGTGGTCGATGAGTCGGAGTACGGGCAAAACCGCGGGGTTGTTGACGGCCTTGTGGTTTGCCACGAACTCGCCTTCATGCACCACGCCCGCTGTTCGGCGGTATCTGCGTCCGGGGGTGAAGCCCCCTTCGTAGTATCCCGATTGCTGCGCTTCGGCCTGCTTACGGATGGTGGCGATCTGTGCAGCTGTGGTGGCTACTGCGAGCGCCGCGGCGATGGGCGCCAGCACATGTCCGACGATGGGAATGGCCGCCGCCGATGAATAGGCGTTGATGGCCGCCATGGCGCCGCCCGCCAGGGCCTGTGCCACCTGAATGTTGGCCGCGCGTTGGTTGTAATCGTTCTTGATCTTTGCGACGGCGGCCTGCTTTTCGGCCTCCAACTTCTCGGTTTGCTCTCGGTCTCCCTCGGCGGCTTTGATCTTGGCGTCGTACTCTCGTTCGGTTCTCGCCACGGCGGCTTCGCTTTCCGCCCGCTGCAAATCGGAGAACGTTCCGACGATGGCACCGAATGAGGAAAAGGCTGCCGCTGCCGCCGCTGTGATGCTCTGCACTCGCTCGTTGTCGAGCTGTTGCAGTGCCTGTGCGTATTCCAGGGCGTGCTCTTTGTCGGCGTCTCGCATGCGTTGCAGCTCCTTGTAAGTGGCGGCCTGTAGGCGTAACTTGACCGCGGCGCGCGCCACTTCCGAGACGCCGAATGCCGTGTTGTTGCCGGTGCTCTCGTTTTCGTTCTTGTCGTCGCGCGGTGCTCCGAGATCTTTGCGTGCGGCGCGGCGTGCGGTGTCGAGCAGCTCTTCCACTTTCTTCTTGCGCTCCTCTGCCATGAGCCCGCCCTGTCCGTCGTCGCCCTGATACTTGAGGCGTAATGCGGCCTGCAATCGCAGATACTCCTCTTCCGAAAGGAGTTTTTGGGTGTGTAGTTCCGCCAGCACCTTCATCTCTTGCTGAAATTGTTCGAGTGCGGTCTGCTTGAGATACTCGTTTCGCAGTTGCTTGACCTTCTCTTGGTACTTCTTCTCTCTTGCGAGCCGTTGGTGGTTGTCCTCTTCTTGCACTGCGGCGTCGGCCTTCTCAAAGTCTTCGACGCGCCCCCACTGTTTGAGATAGGCGGCTCGTCGTTTGAGGTGTTCGAGTGTGATGCGGTCGCGCTCCTTCTCGTAGGCCTCGGTGGTGATGAGCCCCACGGCTTCGTTGTGCTCCAATTGTTCGAGTGCGGCCTTGTTCTCCTTGTCGATTTGTGCCAGGCTCCAATCTTGGTTTCGCTTTTCCTCCTTGTCGGTGTACTTGTCCAGTTCGTCTTGCCACTTCTTTCGTTGGTCGGCGTTGCGTTTATAGAAATCGCGCTTGCTCTTCAGTGCTTCCTCGTCGTTCTTTGCCACGGCGGCGTTGTACTCTTCGGTGGTGATGAGCCCTTGCGCGAACTGCACTTTGAGTAGGTCGTTCTTCTCGCGTTGCAGTTTGTCGACCTGTTCGATGTGTTTTTTGCCGTCCTCCAGCTCCTTCTTCTTGAGTTTGTCTTCGGTCTTGTCGCCTTTGCCGGTCTTTCCCCCTGCGTCGGGGGTGGGTCTTGTACCTTCACCCTCTGTGTCGCTGATGGTCTCGGCGGCTTTTTGGTTGATGAGTTTGCCGTAAAAGTTCTTGACCTCGTTGTTCCCTTGGACAAAGTTGTTGAGCTGATTGATTTCCCTTGTGGTTTCTGCCAAATCGGCCTGCGCCGCGTTGAGTGCGTCGGTCTGCGCTTGCAGTTCCTCGCGCTTTTTTACTAGGGCGCCGTTGGCTTCGTAGGTATACTGCGACCCGTACGGCCCCATTGTGGCTGTACCCTTAACCGATTTGTACTGCGGTTTTTGCAATTCTCGGTTTACTGCACGGATATTGTATGCCTTTCTGTCGACCGTCATCTGCTGTTCGATTCGCTTTTTCTGCAGCTCCACGAGTTTATCGTAGGCGGCTTCTGCGAGTGCCTTGTTTTGCAACGAGCGAATGTAGTCCGAAATCGCCTTGGTGTTGCGCTCGGTCAATTTCCCCTCTTTGGTCAATGAGGCGTGATAGCCCGGTACGATTCGTTGCAAATGCTCAATCGCTTTGCGTCGGGTGTCGTATGCCTCTTTGCTATTGCGAACAATGTTGTGCAAGCGCTGCACCAGCCCGATCTCCTCGGCGGCCTTTTTCATTCCCTCTTGCTGCACTTCGTTGAGAATGCTGCGCTTTTGCGTCAAGTCCTCGGTCTTTCGGGTGAATGCGACAATGAGTGTGATCAAAGTCGCTACCGCCGAAAGCACCAAGCCCAAAGGATTGGCCGCCATGGCCCTGTTAAAGAGAATCTGTGCGATGGTCGCTCTTTCATAGTTCCAAGTAAGGAGCGCCAAAACAGCATTCCACGCCATGGTCGCGGCGGTTTTGATAGCCAGCCACGCCGCTTGTGCTTTGTCGGCTACGATGTTGAGCAGCTTCACGGCCAAAGCCCTTTTCTGCCACGCGGTCGTAATAACGAGTCCTGTCGTATAGGCTGCGATTGCCACTGCGAGTGTGACGATTGCGCGCTTGTGCTCCAGGGCAAATCTGATTGAATAGAGCAGCGCCTTTGCAAACAGTGCGGTGGACGATACCATGTGTTTGACCACCGGCTCCAAGTGGCCGCCTAATTCCACGGCCAAATCTTTGTAGGCTTTCTGCGCCTTTTCGAGCTGTGCCTGCACGGTGGAGTTGGCCGCTTCGGCTTCCTTGGTTGCAGACGTGTGTTCCAAGAATGCAAGTGCGGCCTGCTGCTGTGTAGCTTTGAGGTTGTCGAGCCCGTTTGCGAGTGTTGCGAGCGTTTGCGTCACTCCCGATCCCGAAAGCTTCATCTCTTCGAGCATGGGTGCGATGTTTTCCAACGAGCGTGCGTCTTTTAGCGCCCCGATGAACTGCAAGAGCGCTGCGTTCGCGTCGTTCTTGACGAGTTCGGTGAACTTTTGCACGTCGAGTCCGGCGGCCTTTGCCATCTTGGCGGGTCGGCGATAAATTGCGGTCAAAACGTTCTGCATGGCGGTGGCGCCCTTTTCGACTCCCACCATGCCCTGATCCAGAACGGCGGCTATCGCTGTGAGATCCGACTGCGCCATATTGGCGGTGCTTCCGATACTTGCCAAACGCGCGGTGAATTCCAACAGATAGGGTTCGGAGGCTGAAGACGACTGTGCCAGTTCGTTGATCACCGACGCGGTTGCAAGCATGCCGTTCTTGAGTCCCATGGCTCGCCCCTCGCTGAAAAGCTGTGTGAGCTTACCGATGTTCTTCACGCCGTCCTCGCCCAAATCGTCGCCCAAAGCCAGGTTGATTTGATTGGCCGCGTCGACGAAATCGAGAATGTCCTGTTTGCCGGTAATACCCAAACGTCCCGCGTCTGCCGCCAGGTCGTTGAGTTTCTCGCGCGGGGTTCTCGTGTCTATTTTCTTGAAAGCCTCGTTGAGCTCTTCCACGTCTTGTGCTGCCAGCCCCGTGTATTTCGTCACGCCACTCATGTGCTCCTGCATGTCGGCGTACGTATCGACGAAAGACGATACCCACTGCTTTGCATTGTCAAAGATTTCCGCCACTCCCGTGAACGTGGTGATAGCACCCATCCATTTATTGCCGAAATCAGCCAGTTGGTCTCCTATGCTCTTGTCTTCTTCTACCTCCTGTTGTTTGCGAATCTCTTGCAATTCCTTCTTGGCACTCTTGAGCGCCTCGGTGTAGGCGTCCCACTCCTCCGATCCGCGTTTTACGGCGCCCGAATTGAGCTCAGCATTGATTTGGCGAATCGTCTTTTGCAGCTCCTTCGGCGTCTGCTTGTCCATGCGTCGCAAACCGTTTGTGAGCGCTTCCACACGGTTCTCCGAGCGCTCCAACTCTCGAGTGCTCTTTCTCAGCTCTGAACTCAACCTTTGGAGCATTTCGACGGTGCGTTTCCGCTGTGCGTCTGTGGTGTGTTTGTCGCTCAATACCTGCTCCGCTTGCTGCTTCTGCCGGTTCAGCTCTTCCACCTTCTTTCGGAGTTGCTCAATATTCTCCTTCGCGTCTTTGTCGTTGACGTGGAGTTCGATTATCTTGATGTCTTTTTCTACCATAACAGAAAAATAAAAGCGGTATCTGACCTTTTGCGTCAAAGATACCGCTAACCGTTCATAAGGAAAATGACAATTTTAGTCTCCCTGTGCCCCTTTTATGTGGTCTCGTCTAAACTATGGAATCGAACACGCCGGCGAACTCCTTACCAATGTCGTTTGACAAGCGTCTGTTCAGCACCTTCTTCGATATATCCCACGACACAGAGAACCACGGTCTGCGCTTTCTCGTGGCTCCGAGCCCCCGTTTGGCTCTTTCCACGGGGTCTAAAAATTTCAGGTCGCCCCCGTTGTCTCTTTTGTAGCCCTTTCCTGTACCCGCGTCGACATATATCCCGTATTCCACGAAACGATATGCGGCTTGCATGGCAAAGCCGTCGGGTGCCACGCTGAAAGCCTGCTGGTGTACGCTGCGTTGCAACGTTCCCGTGCGGTGGATGTTCATTGTCACGATCCGATCCGTCCAAATTCTCACCATCATATCATGCCACTCTCGTGCAAAGGTGGCAAAGTCCTTTTCTTCTTGTTTGTCCATGGCGCCTATTCATTCCACTCGGTGGGGTTGAAAGAGATGTCCACCGGCTCGTCGACATAAAACATGAAGTAAAGCCCGGTGCAATCGTTGAGAAAGATCCCTCCCATCTCTCGTGAACGAATGCTGTTCATCTGCACATATAGTCCCTCTTTGAGGAATCTCGGCGCGTCTCTGAGGAGCCCGGATTGAAATTGTCTGAGGAGTTCACGACACGTTCCCATCTTTTCTCGTCGGTCTCGTTCGTTGTCGTGCTCGTATCGCATGAGCAGAAAGACGGTGAATGCCTTTCGCTTGAACCACCCTCCGCTATCGAGAAAGGTTTCCTCATCGCAAATGTCATCGACTGCGACAAAATTGGCATCACAATCGTAGCGGTTGAGCACACTGTCCAGGTGGTTGACCCCCGAACAGGATACGGTGCAAAATTGTAGGTCGCTTGCCATTCGGTTGCGCCGGCAAAGGTCTTCGAAATAGTCGTGGAAATCAATCATGGTGGAATCCTTTTTTGAATAGTTGAGGAGCTATGCCCAATTGGACGAGGGGATATATAGCCCGCCCCCGCGGGTTGGGAAACGCTCGCAGCCTATATATAGCGTATCCCATGCGTCCGATCCGTCGGTGCGCGTTTCGAGTCGGTCTTCCTCCGTTTCTGCGAGTTTCTCCCCGCGTTTGTCCTTCTTCCCGTTGTAGACGCCCGCTAACTGCAACGAGACGAGCAAATCAGCACAATTCTCTTCGTTGATATAGGGTTTCAAACGCCCCTGCCCCTGAAAACCTCGGTTGATGAGTAGGTGCTTTTCGGCGTGATTCATCGGTTGCCCGATGTAGACGCTCTGCACGCTTCGTTTGCGTTTTCTGAGCGTCTGTTCGATGACGCGGCGAAAGTCGATATCATTGACGGCGTAATTCGAACCGATTGCCGTGCTATCGTAGTAGAAAATCACCTCCTTGTTCGGTCGGCGTTCGTAGTAGTCGCAAAAATCATTGACGAGTTCGACCAGTTTACGCTCGTACTTGACGAAAAAGCACTTGACCGTGTTCATTCTTCCCATGTCCTCGTCCACCTGTCCTACCACCAGCCAGTTGATGTTTCGGTTGAAGTCGAATGCAATGCAAAGCGGTGCGTCCGGTATGAGGTCGTCGTCCACTCGGCTATCGCGTGTTTGGGTGATTTCCCCGAATTGGTATTCCAATGAGTCCAGGTAGTTGAAGTTGGCGGCCGTATAGAGATGAGCTTCTGTCATGGACGAATAGAAACCATCTTGCAGTAATCGGACGGGTTGGCAAAGCACCGACGTCTGAAATACCAGCGGTGGCAAATTTCGCTTCATCTGCCGAATGTAGGACTCTCCGAGCACCTCAATGTTAGTCAGCGTGGAATAGGTCCCAAAGAAGAGCGCGTGCTTTCTGAACTGCGAAAGTAGCTTCTCCAATCTTGCAACTCGTTTCGGTATGTAGTCCGGTATGTTTGACACCCCCTCTGCTTTGATTCTCGCGATGTGCCTTTCACGCTCCGCCTTGAGCGTCAAAATCGTGGTGATCAGCTCCCGATCCATTTTTTCCTCGAAGTTGAGAAACCACGATCCCTCCTTGGTGATTGGCATATCGGATGTAACGATCATTCCATGGTGAAGCGGTTGGTCGCCAAACTCGCGTAATTGTCCGCGGTTGGCCAAAAACGTCTCGTCTTTGAGTCGGTCGTACTTTACAAACTTGGCCTCGTCGATACACAGGAAGTCGAACGATTTGGAATTGGACGTGCCTTTTCTGTCCTGCGAAACGATTTGTGCGATGGCTCCGTTGTAGAACGAAATAATGTGCTCCCAGTTGTGCGGTTCGATGAGTGGTTTCGGCCAATTGAGCGCCTTCGGTGGTTTTCTTCCGATACACCAATGCACGTCTCGCTTGTATCCCCATGCCTCCCAGTGCATTGTCATCGACGGCAAAGTGTTTGTCATGGCGCGAATCGCATTGGGCGCCACGATTGCCGCGGTGCATCTTGGCATGGATTGAAAGGCGTTGAGCAAAACCGTGGCTTGCACCACACCTTTCCCCGTTCCACGTCCCGCTATGGCAAAGGTATCTTTGGCCCCCACTGCAAGAACTTCCCTCTGCATTCGGTTCAGATAAATCTTCATGTTCCCATTTTCTGCATGGTTATCCGCGCTTCTCTCGCCTTCGCATTGAGTTCTGTGAGGGCGCGATGGGTTTCAGTTTTGAGCACGGCGGGTTCTTTGGTGATGTCTCCCGCTGTCAAGGCTCTAATCTGTGCGTCTGTGCTCTCCCGTTGGCGTTCTGCCGGCGAACTGTCATCATAGTCCTCGGCTCCCGCCGGTATGCGCCGAAAGAGCTCGTCGTATCTTGTTGCCAGTTCCGCTTTGAGCCCCGTCCACCAAAAGATCACCGCGTAACGTTCGGCGGGCGAAAGATGAATGTTCAATGCGTACTCGTCTGCCGCCGTGCGGTATAGGAATTTCGCCATTTGCTCAATCGGTTCCTCTATCTGCGAACTGATCCAACTTTGGAACAAGTTCTCGCAAATGAGAAAATCGCCGAATTTAAGCCTTTCGTCGAACAAATGTGCGTCGATGGCTTCATACTTCCCGATATGTGCGGGGCGTATGGCCGTGGTGGGCGGTTCCTCCAACCACGCTAACTCCTCGGCCGCGCTCAGCAAGGTATAAGGAGAAAGCATTTTC